CGGGCTAGCTGCAATGCCTCGGCGTCCCTGAGCAGCTTGGCCTCGGCTTGCTTGCGCTTCCATGCCGCGCGTTCCTCAGGATCAGCCTTGCGGGTGGATTTGCTGTGCCATGCGTGCGCCACGCCCTCGCGGAACGACATTGCCCAGCCCACTGCGAAACCGTCCGGCTCGACTTTTAGCTGATAGCTGCCGGTTCGGGTTTTGGGCTTGTCGCCGTCGAGGCGGTATCTGCGGCGCTTGTCGTCTGCGATAATTTCAGCAGGGTCTGCCGGGGTGATCTGCATGGCGCGGAGATGGTCTATAAAGTCGGCGATTGGGTCGGTCATGCCAGCGCCCCCAGTGTGCGGCGGGTGTAGTCGGCTTGGGCTGCGGATTGCGCGGATTCCAGGTCGAAAAAATACTGGTCGAACTGATTTCGGATTGTCAGCGTATATTCAACGCCAAACTTTCGCACGACATAGCCATGCCCTCCAGCCCAGTGGTTGCCGTTGTTTTGCCACACCAGCGGCCTGACCTGTGGCGCGGCGCGGGTATTCCATGCGGCGCATATCGCAGCAAGCGACGTCCCAACCTGGGACGGCCCCATTGCCTCGCATGTGTCGCACACCGTCACCATTGATCCGGTCTCGTTGCGCGCGCCGGATAAGCGCCGCCCCCCGCAGAACGGGCAAGGCTTCAACACAGCCCTTTCATCGGGCGCGGAATTTGTGCTATCGTCAGTCATTGGCGAGGTCCTTTCGCTGATATGGCCGAGATCGAGCGTGTGGCGCGCTCTCTCGGCCCCCCTACCTAGCCAGCAAATTCCCCCATAGTCAAGCGTGCAAGTTTTTGCGCGGCAGGTGTGCAAAATGGCCGTTCGGGGCAAATTGCGTTAGTATTACGCGCCACCTAACAGAAAATGTGTAGCAATCGCAGCGTGTTAACGGAATGACGCAAAATAAAAAACCCATACCGATCTTACACATGCACACGCACATGTATGTGTGCGTGTGTGTGTGTGCGGGCGCATGTATGGTATATATATATTTTCAAGGTTAGAAGAGAGAGAGAGGGGCGGAAAGCGTCGGTAATTCAAGGCGCTAACGGCTAACAAGGGCGGCTGTAATATGCTGTCAGCAGCCTGGTTCGGTTATTATTTCTTGTAACGCAAAAAAACGTTGACGCGGCATTGGTTACGTGCAATATGGCAATATCAACGAAAGGTAGCAAAATGCAAATTGAAGATAACATCCCAGTCCCGCCCTCAAAAACGGAGGCAAAATACCCATTCAAGAATATGACTGTTGGTCAAAGCGTGTTTTTCCCGGATGAGCCGGACGGATCAGCTTCAAGACCTTCTGTTGCTGCAAGGGTATACGCGCACCGGGAAGACGATGGCTCAAAGTTCACCGCTCGATCCATCGACGGCGGCGTGCGCATCTGGCGCATTGCCTGACTGGCCACCACACGCTGCGCCCATCGCGGCCAAGCAAGGGGACACCAAGCCATAACCCACCCATACTTCCAAACCGACGCCCCACTCGCAACCAAATACGAGCGGCAGATCGCCCGCGAAATCCGCACGCATCGGATGCGAGAGGTCAAAGCGCCCGGACCAACCCCACGAGGCGCAGGCAGGCCCGCATCTGACAAATCCCCCGTTCTGGCGCTATTCCTGCCTGGCGTGAGGCTAACAATCGCAGACGTTGCCAAGCGGCTGGCAGTGAACCGCCATGCCGCCCGCGATGCCCTGAACGGCCTCAACCACGACGGCGCAATCTACGTCTGCGGCAAAGCGCGATACGGCGCAAACGTCTACGCCGCGCCGGATCACAGGAGCGACGATGCGAAACTGCTCGACACACTGCGCGACGGCAAGGAAAGGCTGGCGTCTGAGATTGCGCCACTCGTAGGTAAAACCCCGCGCGAGGTGTCAAAGGCTATGGTACGGCTTACAGCGGCAGGCGCGGTTGTAACTAAGCGCATGCCGGATACATGGGCCAGGCTGCACGGGTATCGGTTAGCGCGACTGGCCGCTCAATGCCAGCGGTAGGCCGTCGAGTGCCGGGCTTAGTCAGGCCCCAACCATGGCAGCGGGGGCGGGGCTGCCTTTCTCAACCTCGTGACCCCGCAACACGCGCTTAGTTGCGCGGATTGATGGGATGGGGTAGATTGGCCTTATGACACCGGGCGGGATGCCCAATAGGGGGCGGGAAGCCTATGACGCTAACGGCAAAGCAACAGAGGTTTGTCGAAGAATATCTGGTTGACCTCAACGCGACGCAGGCCGCGATCCGGGCAGGATACAGCCCCAAGACAGCGAACAGAACGGGTCCTGAAAACCTGTCAAAACCTGTAATCGCAGCGGCAATCGCTTGTGCGCAGGCAAACAGATCGGCACGCACTGAGATTACACAGGACTATGTTCTGAGCAGCATATTTTCCACAATGGAGCGATGCAAGCAATCCGAGGCCGTCTTGGATCGTAGCGGGCAGGCCGTGCTTGTCGAGACGCCATCCGGTGATATTGTTCCAGCATACACATTCAACGCGATGGGCGTCTTCAAGGGCGCGGAATTGCTCGGCAAGCATCTGGGCATGTTCAGCGATAAGGATGCAGGACTTGCGGGCGCTGATGCCGTAGCCGACGCGCTGCGCAAGGTAGCGGATAGGCTAAACGGGTGAGGCTGCAAATTGATCGTCAAGCCGCGCGGTGGTATCCGCTTATCGACATTCCAGAGCAAGTGCGACTGCGCGATGAAGTTGTGCGGTTTAAGGTTGTTCCTGCAGGCAGGCGATCCGGCAAGACCGAGCGCGCCAAGCGATACGTTGCCAAGCAGGCAATGCGGAACGCGGGCGAGTTGTACTTCTGCGCGGCCCCAACGCGGGACCAGGTCAAAAAGATATTCTGGGATGACATGAAGGCGCTGACGTTTTCGGCGGCGCATGAAAAGCGGCCAAGCGAAAGCGACCTAAAAATCTTCATGCCGAACGGTTCTGAAATCCACATGATCGGGCTGGACAAGCCGCAACGGATTGAGGGCATACCGTGGACAGGCGGTGTGATTGATGAAATCGCAGACGTGAAGGAAAGCGCTTGGCAGTCAAACATTCTGCCCGCGCTCAACACTGTGTCGCCATTGCGTCCCGACTATCGCGCGTGGTGCTGGCTGATCGGCGTGCCTGATGGCCTCAACCACTATTACGAAATGTACCAGTATGCGCTAAACAGCAAAGACCCTGACTGGGCTGCGTATCACTGGAAGTCGTCAGAAATCCTGCCACCCGATGTTATAGCGTCCGCCAAGCGCGTAATGAGTAACAAGCAATTCCTGCAAGAGTTCGAGGCCAGCTTTGAGACCGCGACGGGCCGGATATACGAAGATTACACGAGCGCGAACCACACGGGCGAGACGATCCAGCCGCACGAGCGCATAAGCTGGATGCACGACCAGAACTTTACGCCGCTCTCATCCGCCATTGGCGTTGTGCGGGGCAAGGATTTGTTCCTGCTGGATGAGATCGTCTTGACAAGCGCGGTGTCGCGGCAGTCGGCGACTGAGTTTGTCGAGCGATACAAGGGCCACAAGAACAAGCACGTTGACATCTACGGCGACCCGGCGGGCAGGGCTGGCGAAAAGCACGGCCACTCCTCGGACTATACCGAAATCGAGGACGTGTTGCGGGGTGCAGGATGGTCATTCACGCGCAAGGTTGCCCGCGCCGCCCCTGCAATCAAGGACCGTCAAAACGCAGTGCGCGCCAAGATATGCAACGCGACTGGCGAACGTAGCTTGTTTGTCAACCCAATAAATGCTAGGTTCTGCGACAAAGGGCTTGCAACTGTGCAGCTTCAACAGGGCAGCACGTTTCAGGAAGACCAAAAGAATGATACCCAGCACATTACGACGGCGATTGGCTACATGGTTCACCGCGTGTGGCCGATTGACCGGAACACAATGACCGCCGCGCCGCTGCCGTTTTAGAGGGAATAGAAAAATGATGTTTGGCAAAACCAAAGAAAGTGGCGTCTGGATAGCGCCTAATTTCAGGTTCAACCATACGAACCAACACCGCATTTTTGTTTTTCGCAACGACACAATAATTTATTGCGCGTTCTTTAGGTTGAGATTGCGAATAATGAAGCCAACACTGACGCTATGGATATCCAATGCTTGACACAGTAGCCAAACAAACCGACGCGATGGCCGCAATGGTGCAGGCGGGCGCTAAGGGCCGCGCGCTGATGTCTGGCACGGCTGGCATGCGCAAGGAAGGCACGCGCTACCTACCGAAATTCAAGGCCGAGGCCGAGGATGATTATCAAGCGCGCCTGCATTCGTCATGGCTGTTCAACGCGCTTCGCAAGACAATCAAGGACATGACTGGCCGCGTGTTTGATAGCCCTATTGAGATACAGGACGCGCCGCAACAGATCATCGACATGGCCGAGGACATCGACATGCAGGGGCGCGACCTGAGCGTGTTTGCATCCGAGGTTTTCAAGGACGCATTTGTGCCGGGCGTGTCGTATATCATGGTTGAGGCACCGCGCCGGGATGCTGACACCACGCGCGCAGAAGCCGCCGCACAGGGCTTGCGTCCGTATCTGGTACACTTGCGCGTGGAGGACGTACTAGGGTTTCAGACGGGCCTGTTTGGCAACGTGCTGGCCTTGGCGCAGTTGCGCATTATGGAATCAGTCACCGAGCCGGACCCCAAAGACGAGTTTTCGCAGATCGAGGTTGAGCAGGTGCGCGTTCTGGACCGCCTGCCCGATGGCGTGCAGGTGCGGTTGTATCGCCAGGACGCAAAGAAGCGATGGCAGGTTGTTGACGAATACACGACCGAAGCGCCTGAAATCACAGTCATCCCGTTCTATGCCCAGCGCACGGGGTTTTTTACTGGCGAGCCTGTTCTGGAGGATTTGGCCGACGTAAACATTGCGCACTGGATTAAGCAGAGCGATTTTGACAATATTTCGCATGTTGCCAACGTGCCAATCTTGCATATCTCTGGCCGCAGGAGCGACGAAGGTCCAATCACTATCAGCCCGACAACTGCAATCACTTCCGAAGACGTGCAAGCCAAAATGGAATATGTTGAACACAAGGGGCAAGCGATACCTGCGCTCGAGCGCGGCCTTTTGAGGCTTGAATTTCAGATGCAAACGCTTGGCCTGCAACTGCTGGTGGCGCGCGCGCAATCAGCGACTGGCGCCGCGCTGGATGCAGCAAAGGAAACCTCGACGCTTGCCATGATGGCCGACAGCCTGAAGGACGCGTTGGAACAGGCGCTGCAATGGATGGCGTTTTACGCGGGCCTTGGCGATGTATCGATCACGATCAACGTCAACAAAGAGTTTGGCGTTACGATGATGACACCGCAAGAAGTGCTGGCGATGCAGAAAGACGTTGCGATGGGTTATCTGACGCTGGAAACGTATTTCGAGGAGCGCAAGCGGCGCGGGGTGTTGCGGCCTGATTTGGACACGGCGGCGGAATTAGACAGGCTGGCGGCGACTGCACCTGCGTTGACTGGCGCGCCAATGGGATTGGGGGAATGAATGGCATACATGAAAAAGCGCAAGCCGAAGAAGTGAAGCAATGGCCAGCGTAAACACCGAAATCCTTGACGCCATTACGGGCCGGGCGCTGGACCTGCAACGGCTGACAGCGACGCAGTTGCGCGACAGTGCGAGGTTCCTGCGCACACTGGAAGGCGATATCGTGGCGCAGCTTGCCCGCGTTGATCCGACCGGCGTTGCGGCACCATCACGGCAGGCTGCGCGGCTGGAAAAGCTGCTGGACCAAACCCGCGAAACAATCCGCAACGCATATCGGGCAGAATCCACGCGCCTGGTGGGTGAGTTGCGCGAATTGGCGGATATCGAGACACAGTTCGCCGCGTCGTCAATAAACAAAGCCGTGGGCGCAACCTTAATCACAACCAGCGTCACGCGCGGGCAGCTTGTGGCGATTGTGGACGGCGTGCTGATCCAAGGTGCGCCCGTGTCGGATTGGCTCTCACGGCAGGCTGGCGACACGCTGCAAAAGTTTACCGACGCCATGCGCACGGGCATTGCCGAGGGCGAGACGAACGCCAGCCTGATCCGGCGCATACGGGGCGGGATGCAGGGCGGCGAGCCTGTGCAGGGTTTTATGCAGGTATCGCGGCGCAATGCGGAGACGCTGGTTAGGTCAGCAACACAGGCTGTTTCGCAGAAGTCGCGGCAGGGGCTGTATGAGGCCAATCAGGATCTGGTGAAGGCGCTGCAATGGGTGTCGACCATTGACCTGCGCACGACAATCGAATGTTCAACGAGGGACGGCCTGACATACACCGTTGAGGGACACGAGCCGATTGGCCACACGCTGCCGTGGGGCGGCGGTCCGGGCAACCTGCATTTTGGCTGTCGATCGACTTCCGTGCCGGTTCTTAAATCATTTAGGGAGATTGGAATTGACATAGACGAGGTGCCTATCTCAACTCGCGCCAGCATGGACGGGCAGATTGCCGAGGATACCACGTTTGAAGGGTGGCTATCGCGGCAAAGCAAGGAGCGGCAGGACGCCAACCTCGGGCCGGGGCGCGCGGAACTCTGGCGGTCTGGTGAAATATCGTTCCGGGATTTGGTGGATGGGCAAGGGCGGCCTTTGACACTTGCGGAATTGCGGGAACGGATGTAGGGTTTGCGTGGGATAGGCGGATACGCCGAAAAGCTGGTTTCCACCCAGCCTGCCCGGTTTTGAAAGTGGACTGCCTTGGAGGGCAAGAATATGGCCTACAACACAAAAATATCAACCCGCGCGCTTAGACTGATTGAGACTTTGGGGGGCGCGCCAGAAAACCTTATGCCTTTGACAAAATTTAGCGAGGCAGAGGCGCTTAGGTATCATTCGCTTGGCCGTAAAACTATGGCCGAAGTCCGCGCCGTCTTGCTTGACAACAACTTAGATTTTGACAGAACAAATTGTCACCCCGGGTATGTGGGTACAAAACCAATTGAAGGGTATTCTGAAAGGGTTGATAAGTTCATATCATCGAACTACGAAACTACGAGCAGGCTTGCATCACACCCCAACAGTAAGACAATGCAAAGACTGGTATCAAGCCGGAAATTCTATGCTGACGGGTTGGCGAAAACAGAAGCGGCACTTGCTAGGCTAGGGGCGCACAATAGATAGAACGCACAACACACCAAACGACCCTAGACCCCGCTTCGGCGGGGCTTTTCTCGTTCGCGGGATGCGGACACAACATGACGGGAAGTCACCATGGAAATCGAAGTAACAGACGCCACAACGCTGCCGGAATGGCTGCGAGGCCACGTCAAGGACGGCAAGCTAAACCTTGGCGCACTGGCTGCACCGGAGGACGTGACGGGCCTTAAGACCGCCCTATCCAAAGAGCGCGGCAATGCTGCGGCATGGGCCAAGTATGGCACGCCTGCCGAGATGGACGCCAAGATCGCCGAACTCACCGAAAAGGCCAAAGGCACCGGCAAGGGCGCAGATGATGCGCAGGCCAAGTTGGACGCAATGAAGGCGGATTACGAGGGCAAGCTGTCCGAGCGCGATACCAAAATCAGCAAGATGCACCAGCGCGGGGCTGCGTCTGACCTCAAGGCGGAACTCGCAAAAGCCGGGTTTATCGCAGAGGCGATTGACGACGTGGCAAATTCGTCTATGATGCGTATTCAATTCCACGAGGACGGGTCTGCAAAGATCATGACCTCAGACGGAAAACCGATGATCGGCTCAGGCGCGGATCACGGGGCTACCTTGGCCGATCTGGCGAAGGAACTTGCAGCATCCAAGCCATACGCGGTTCGGGATGCAGGCAAGGGCGGCGGCGGGAAGCCAGCCGGATCGACGGGCGGGAAGCCAAACCAAATCACAATCACACGCGCGCAGTTTGACGCATTGTCGCAATCGGCGCGGGCTGAACACTCGAAATCCGGTGGCAAGGTCTCAGACTAGCCCCGCACCAGGAGCCTAAACAATGGCAAACGTCCTTACCAATCTTGCCGCCGACATCTACCGCGCCGCCGATATTGTCGGTCGCGAATTGGTCGGCGTTATCCCATCCATGACGATCAATGCGGGCACCGAGCGCGCGGCGTTCGGCGACACTGTGCGTTCGGCATTCACGCGCGCCGCGCAGGTGAACACATCTTACACCCCGTCGATGACCATTCCGCAGGGCGACAACCAGACGGTGGACAACAAGACGACCACCATCGACAAGGTGGCCAACGTGCAAATTCCCTACACGGGCGAGGATATTTTGCACCTCAACAACGGCGTCGGGTATGAAACCGTCTATGGTGACCAGATCGCCCAGGCCATGCGCGGCATTACCAACTCCATCGAAAACTACGCCGCGCTGACGATCTATCAAGGCGCATCCCGCGCAATCGGTACGGCTGGCACCACGCCTTTTGCCACCAACTTCGACGCCATTGCCGAACTGCGGCAGGTGCTTGTTGACAACGGCATGCCCCTTGACGGGCAGGCTACCGTCGCCATGAATACCAATGCGGGCACCAAGCTGCGCAACCTAGCGCAGTTGCAGAAGGTGGGCGAATCCGGCGGCGAGGAACTGCTGCGCCGTGGCGAGTTGCTGAACCTCCAGGGGCTGATGCTCAAGGAATCCAACGGCATCGCCGCGCACGTCAAGGGCACGGCAACCGGCGTGACTGTCAACGGCGCGCTTGCCATTGGCGCAACGGCCATTGTGTTCGACGGCGCAACTGCTGGCGCAACCGGCATCAAGGCGGGCGATGTTGTGACCTTTGCCGGTGACACGGTGAACAAGTATGTGGTCGAGGTTGGGCTGGCATCCGGCGCGGCTGGCACGTTCACGCTTGCAGCCCCCGGCCTGCGCGTTGCAATCGCAGACAACGCGGCTGTGACCATCGGCGCGAACTATACCGGCAACGTCGCCTTTCATCGCGCCGCCGTTGAACTGGTTGTGCGCCCCCCCGCTCAACCCCTTGGCGGTGACGCTGCCGTTGACCGCATGACCGTGCAAGACCCATTTTCGGGACTGGTCTACGAAATTGCGGTCTACAAAGGCTATGGCAAGGCGATGTTTGACATCACGACATTCTACGCTGCGAAGGTCTGGAAGCCGCAATTCGTGTCCGCTTTGCTCGGCTAATCTTTGCAGGGGGGCGGGAAGCTGCCCCCTCACAAAGGCTAGAAACAGGAGCGCGGCAATGAGCAAAGAAACCATAGGGGCTGTTGGCGGGCTTGCTTGGACGCCAAGCGACACCGCGCTTATTCGGAGGCCGACGCGCGGGTTTCAGGTGAGCGTTTCTGGCGACGTGGCGCTGGGCTATGCGGACGGCACAACCTGCGTTTGGCCCAACTGCGCGGCGGGCGTCATCCATCCGCACAATGACTTTACGCGGCTATTGGCGACCGGCACCACGGCAACAACCATCGTGCTGGCCTTCTGAGCATGGCACTTGATACCACCATAGGCGGCACTGCCTCCGACAGCTACGGCACGCTGGCGGCTTATGAGGCTTATGCCCTGGCCATGGGGTGGACGCTGGCGGCGACAGATGCGGCCAATGAAATCAACCTGCGCCGCGCGGCGACTGTCATCGACCGCAAGAATGAGTTTTTCGGCTTGCAGCAATACCAGTTTCAAGCGCGCGCATGGCCGCGACTGGTGCGCGGGCTGTTCAACGATTGGCCGATTGATCCAGACACGATCCCGGCTGACATCATCAACGCGCAATTCGAAGTGGCGTATATTTTGCAAGGCGGGCTGGATCCATTTGCCACGATTGAAACAAGCGCCACATCGGAAAGCATCAAGGTCGGGCCGATCACGATTGCGGGTAGCAACCTGCCAACGTCCACACCGCGCATTGTTGCGGTTGAGGGGCTGTTGCGCGCCTACGTTCGCGGCGGTCAAGGGCTGATCAACATGAGGCGCGGGTAATGACCACAATTCGCGCCCAAGTCACCGCCGCATTTGACAAGCTGGTGGCCAAGCAACCCGACGCGGTGCAGACGGGCAGCATCCAGCGCACCATGCGCGCGGGTGGCGGGCCTAGCGACCCTACAGGCGGAACCGTAACAACCGCCACCACGGCGGCGCGCATGGCGGTGTTTGAAATCGCAGAACGCCGCATCGACGGCACCAATATCTTGGCAGGTGACTTCCAAGTTATCATCGAGCCAATCGGGATTGAGGTCACGCTAGAGGATAAGATCATCTGCGACCGTGGCACGCTGACAATCGCCAAGCTGGGCCGCGTTGCATCGGGTGGCGTGACTGCCCTCTATGACGCGGTAGGGCGGCGCTGATGGCCGGGTTTGCAGATCAGGTGCGGGCATGGGAACGCAAGACCGAGCGCAAGATGGACTTGGCTGTGCGCAAGATCGCATTGCAGATGTTCACGCGCATCATTCTAAAAAGCCCGGTTGACAGTGGGCGGTTTCGCGGCAACTGGCAACTGGCAATCGGTTCCGTGCCAGAAGGCACTTTAGAACTTGATGACAAGACCGGCACCGCGACGATTGCAAAAGGCGCGGCGATTGCGCTGGGCATGAATGCAGGCGACACAATCTACTTCGCCAATAACTTGCCATATGCGCGGCGATTGGAAGAGGGCT